CTGCATGATCTCATTCAGGGCCAGCATCGCTCGCTGCTGCTTGTCGGTGCTCAGGTGCAGGACATCGAATGTTTTTGCAAGACCAAGATACAGATCACGAACATTGGCCGGGCTAACCCCTTGTGCACCAGATGCAGAAGCAAGAAGCTGGGCATACTGCTGGCCTGCATCGCGAAGATTAACCCCCAGCGCATCTGCCGACTGCGAGAGGAACTTCATCTGAGCGGTTGCGCCCGCTGCGCTTTGGGTTGCAGCCTCAAGTGTAAAATACATCCGCTGAATGGCAATATTCGCATCGACAAAATGGCGCGCAACATCAAGCCCAATATAGGCTGCGAATGCGACCTCGAAGTAACGCATTCCATTCGCCATTGATCGAGTCGATGCCGCAGTCTCACGTGCCGCCACAGATTCGCGCTCAAGCCCCGCAGTTGCCGCATCAGCACCCAATCCCAGTTCATCCTCACGGGCACTGAGGGCGGCAAGTGCTGCCCCCTGCTGCTCAGCGCTGATCGCTCCCGCGCGCATCAAACGATCAAGGACCAGCTCTTGTGCTGCCAAATCCTCCGCAGATTTGGCCGTCCCAGCCATGATTCCGTCGAGCGCCTCAAGGTCACGACCTTCCTGGACGATATTTCTGCTCTGATAGCTCACAGCGCCAGAAGCAGATGCAGCGCTTTCAGCTAATCGCGCATTCGATTCAGCAAGTACATCTGATGCACCAGCAGCAGATTGTGAGACACCTACCGATCGCTCAACCATGGCAGAAAGACGCGCGTGTGCCTCGGCTTCGGTCTCTATCGCCTTTGTCTTGCGCCGGGTCGAACGCTCTACCGCAGCCGCCTGCGCACTGGAAGCCGCCGCAGTGCTCGCCGTGGTCTTGTCGAGTGCCGCCTGCATCTGGTCGGAGGTGGCCTTCGTTGTCGAAGCCGCCCGCGCCATCCCCTCGTCGAACTGGGACAGCACGGCACGTACTACAACCGAAATTTCACCTATATCAGCCATGTGTCCCAGTCTCCGCTATCAGTTTCTCAATATCACTTTCCACCTCGACGGGCTTGATGTCGAGGAACCCGCGAGCGAGCATCCACGCACTCACGCCGACCGGCGGGTTCTTGTCGAAATACCGGGACAGCGCACCGAGACGCGGCATCGTCACATGATCCTCGATGTAGTCCCAGGTCCAACCCGTCGCGTGGACTACCCAACAGATCACGCTGTCCCAGTCGATTCCCCCATCGGCTCACCTCCGGAGTTCGCCAGATCGGAGACTCCCATCACGGCACTGAATACCTCCGGGAGTGCCCGCAAGTCCATTTCGTCCTGCAAACGCTCGCCATCCATCTCCGGATAATTCAGTTTGAGCGCAGAAAGAACCACCTTGAGCATCAAATCGAGCTGATCGAACTGATCGGTCGTCTCGTTCAGTGCCTTAAGGTCGCCCTTGTGCTCCTTCATGAGCCGAATCGTGAGCGCCGGGACGATATAGTCCTTGCCTCCGATCTTGACTGTCACACCTTCACGCATAAATTACTCCGGTAGATAGAACTCGTAGACGCGGTTGGAAGCATCGGCCATTGCCACAAAATCAAACTCATCGATGTTGTAATCGCCGAGCTTCGTTGCAATTGCGAGCTTCTCGGACATGCAGCGAAAGAGCTTGAGACCGAACTGCTTGCCGTTCTTCGTGGTGTTGAAGGCAGCCGAGAAGTAAGGCGCAACGCCCTGAAGCTGATTGTCCGCACTGATCGTCTGACCGCTCGTGACCGTGTAGGTATAGCTGATAAGAACAGCGGCACTTCCATCAGCCGTGCTGAAGGTATAGGTGCCTGACGACTCCGAGTACTGCCCCGTCGATGGCGTAGACGCCACCTTTTCCAGCGCAACCCCCGTCGCGGCATAGCGCACACCCAGATCGTCCACGAAAGTGGCCGAGTTGGCTACATCCACAGTAAACGGGGTTGCAGCGGGAACTGCTGCCGCCTCATTATTCACCGTGAGCGTGGTGCCCGTAGTCATCGTCGCCCCTGCGAACAGGTCGTTATAGACACCCGCCTCGACCTGTGCGAGCTTGGCCTTGCCCGTGAGCTTGGCTTCGCCGCGCCCGGCATCGAGCGGGTACTGGTACTGACCGTACAGCTCCTTGTTCGTGAAGCTGAAGTCAAGTGTGACATCCTGCAACGCCCCGAATGCGGTTGGCGTAGCGTTCGCCGCACTCGATACGCCGTACAGGACGCCGGTTCCGAATTTATAAACTGCCATTTCCATTTACTCCTTGGCTTTGGGTGCCGCTTTGGCATCCGTGGTGGGTGGTTTTGCGGATGCCTTGACATCCGATTTCAGGTGCTCGACCGACTTGCGCACGTGATCCCACACAGCGGGATCGCGCGAAGCAGGCGAATTGGCAATCTCGCGCCTGAACCAGGCCTCGATTGTATGAATAATGCCTTCGATCTTCTTCTCTACCTCATTCATGCTAGTAACCTCCTGCAATGAATATGATCGGTAAGCGCACAACGGCGATATTGCCGAGCGTGCCCTCATCGGTCTGAATCTTCCCATCGATATAACACTGGTCAACCAGACCGCCCAGCGTTTGGGAACTCGATCCCACTGGCGGCTCCAATGCTGCAAAACACGCATCCACCAGCGGATTCATGAGGCTCGATGGCAGATTGCCCGGCTGCGCGGTCACGTAGAGCCACCACGTGCAGCCTCCGTGTACCGTGGGCGGGCGACCTGGCGTAGCCTTGATGTCCTCATCCATCTGTGCCTGGAACAGGGCAGGCATTGCAGATGCACTCACCGCATCCCAGTGCTTGAGCAATCTGCTCCGGGTGGTGAATGCACTCGGAGCCAGAGCGAAGATGGCCGAATAAATGCTTTCCCGGTTCATACGTTCACCGCCGTATTGATTGAGCCCTTTAGTTGCATCAAGAATTTTTCTGATTCAGCCTTCAATGCTGGACGCAAATAGGGTCGTTCCGGCATATGCACATGCTTGGAGAATATCCATCGGCCATCGATCTCGAAGCGCAGGGCCTTGGCGCGCTTGGGATAAATGTCTCCGCCAAACTCATGGATGCGCGCATACACCAGATTGGTGCCCACACGCCCGGTAATGGACTGCTTGTCCTGAATGAAGGATGCCTGAATGGAGCGCGAAAGCCGCCCCGTTCTACGGTTCAACACTTGGCCAGACAATTCATCGGACTTGATGAAGCGCTGCATTTGAAGCGTAGCCTTCTTTGTGGTCGCAATGACCGCTGCATCGACCTGCTCGGAAACCTTCCCGAACTTGGCGATGACCTCGTTTGCCCCATACACGCTCATACCGGCGCCACCTGTTTGTATAGATCAAACACGGCCTTAGCAGGCGCGGGCATATCTGCAATGACGAAACTCACCGTCTCGCCAGCGAGACTCTTGGACTTGTTGCCCTCACTGTCGCGCCTCCGGTATTTGAGTGCTGCCAGTTCCTGCACGGCTTGCTGAATGTCATAGGGAACCTGTCCCGGTTCCGAAGCAGCCAATCCGGCAGAGTAATTGATGCTCACATTCTGGAATCCTTCATCGAACTCGTACCCAATCAGGAACACTTCCATATCCGAGTACAGGTAACCGGCCTGATTGTTCACCGATGGACTGATTACCCGCTCATTGATGGTGAGTGAACTCACGGACACAATCGGGCGGTGAACAAGCATCATTCTCGCCTTGCCGTTCCCATTGTATTTTTCCGTGTAGCTCGTCACCAGCACTGTGCGTGCCATGTAGCTTTCGGCGAAAGCCGAAGCCCCCGATATCAGATTCGCGAGTAAAGCATCCTCGCCGCTGCCAGTTATCCCGAGCAACGCTTTCAGATCGTTGATATCAGCGAGCGTAGACACGATCAGTCAGCCTTCTTTCCAGCGGCCTTCTTGACCTCTTCAACCACATACTCGAATCCGTGCGCGATCAGAGACCCCGCGTGTTCGGCCTCGACCGTCAAGGTTCCATCACTTCCTACCTTGTGCTCCTTGCCATCCACACTCACCGAACCGGCGCCCTTGGGGGCGCGAATTTTTACCTTTGCATCTGCCATGACTCATGCCTCCTTTCGAGGATCAGGGGCGTCACCACAACGCCCCATCACCTGTTTTCATTACGCCCCGATATTGGTGATCACACCGAACGCGGGCGGGAAGTAGTTCTGCAACACCTCATCGGCATATACACCGTACTCGTACTTGCGGCTCTTGAGCGGCCATTCGAGCTGGTAGTACTCCTGACGAGTCCTGATCTGCGTCACATTCTGAACATTGCTCAGCGGATACGGCAACCGTTCCGTGCGGAACATGATCGTACCCTTGGGCATATTCGGATGCAGCTTGATCGGGATTGCCGTAGAACCGCTCATGCTGAACGGATTCAGATATTCCTTCACAGCGAAGCCGCCGATCAGGGCATTCTGATCTACCGAGACATTGAACCGCTGCGCCGAAGTTGAAGCCCCGCCAAGAATGGCGTTAGTGATCGACTTCTGTTCCTGCGAGCTGACCCATATTTCATCCGGACTCAAACGGTAGTTATCCCAGAACGATTGCAGCGCGGTATCGATCTCTTCAACACCGCCTACATTGTTCGGCGTGAGCGCCGTGCCCGTGCCCGGAGTTCCGGTTGCCATGCTGTGCACATAGGAATTGCTGCCTGACGTGAAGCACTGGTAGAGCAAGCCATCGAACACCATCGAGTTCCGGCTGTTATCGGCAGAGGGCAGAGAAGCCGCTGTCTGCGTGCCCGCAGCCGCCGCACCGATAGAGACCGAATTGATGGTCGTTACCGCACCCAGAACCTCGGAGCCAGAAGCCCCCCAGAACCAGGCATAGCCCACAGCTCCATTGACCGGAGCAACGCTCGCGGCAATGTAGTTGCCCGCCGATGGTGTCACACTCGCAGCCGCCGACTTCTGGGCCGACCCACCGCCATAAGTGTCGGTGCTTGCATCAGCATTCGTTCGCGTCACGGATGCCTGAATGCCGCCGCTGACACTTGCGCGGTAATAGCCTTCCAGCGTGAGCGCCACACAGATAACGGAGGTCGCCGTCGCCGTGAGGCTGGAACCGGAACCGGCCGCTGAGAGCGTCGGTGTCGGAGTAGTTCCCAGTGCCACACCGCTATTGCCACCCAGAATCAGCAATTCCTCGCCGATCATGAGCGAGCGAAGCAGCCCCTGCACCGCACGTGCCTTGGCATCATCGAAGCCCTCAGCCGCATAGCCTGCCTCAAAGGTCACGTAGTCATCCAGACCAATGCCTCGGTATGAGGCGCTGTAGTCGAGGGTGTCCGTGCCAATCACGCCACCGCGATTACCCTCACCGAGGCCGACCGCGATCTTGTTCACATTGATTCCGGTGATGGCGCGCCAATTCGCCTGAATGCCGCCTCGCCCACTCACTCTCGGAGTAACATTGCGTAGCGGCGTGATGACCGGGTAAAGCGTCTTGGCGGGCGCTTCAAGGTCGTAGTAGTTCAGGCCACTCGTCGCAATAGACGGCTGCGTGAATGCTTTCGCAATCTCCGCAGACGGCTGCGACAGAGCGTCCTTGATCAGATCAACAGTATCCATTTCATTTCCTCAACAGTAGTACTGGATCAGCTCGCCTGCTCGTACTCTTGCACGAGCTTAGGGTTGCGCTGAGCCAGCTTGATCAAAAAGAGTGAGCGGTCTTCTGGCCCCATCTTGTCCAGCTTGCTCGCCAACTCGTCCAGATCAGCCTCGCCACTACCGTCCCCGGTGTCCTGCGATTTGCCGATTACCATGAGCCGACGACCTTTACCCGCTGCCGGGGATTTCGCCAACTCGTCCACGCGCTTCGTCAGTGCATCAATGGCTTCCTTCTGCTCACCGATCACCGCCTTCTGCGCCTGCGTTTCTTCCTGCGCCTTGGACAAGCCCTCGCTCGTCTCCTTCAGCGCTTGCTGGAGTTTCTCCACTTCAATCATGTCAATGTCCTCATTTGTAGAATCATCGCCGTCTCCGGCACCCTTTGCCATGCACTCGGCAAGCGCCGGAAAGCGTTCGCGGTTGAGTGCCACCTTTTCGATTTCTCCGCTGTCCGCCATGGCGATTTCCACATCCTCGCCCTCCGTTAACTCGCTGGTTTCCTCTTGCGTCATCTGCACCAGGAGCGCACCAAGCGTCGCCACGGCGCTCTTGAGCTTTGCGCTCATCCCGCTGCCGTCGCCTTCAGCCTGCTCTTCCATCGCCTGCGACTGTGCAAGATTGTTCAGACCTTCGAGCAACTGGGCAAATGACGCTACGCCGTAGAGGCCCTTTTCAATCTCGCCCGCTTGTACCTTGAGCGCATCGGGCATATCGGCCTTTTTCTTGTCCGGGTTGGCCTTGCGCCACGCAGCCCGCACGCGCGCCTTGACTTTCGGCAAATCCTTCGCCGGTATCTCTACCTTGTTCCCGCGAAACCCTTTCCCGAGCGCCGCAACAGCAGCCCCTACGATGCGCGCATCAGGCGCACCGCCTGGCGTAGAGGTAAGACGCAGCTTCCATGTGCTCGGCTTGTGGATGTTGGGCGTGTAAGCCCAATCGCTCGCCGGGAACACTTTGCCGCCGACCGTTTTACCGCCCTCGGCCTTTTCAACGCCCTCATCAAGATAGTCATCGCCCGGCTCATCGAGCGGGAATGCCGCCTCAACCCGTTTCAGCTTCTGATCCTCGATACACAGGCGTGCCGAGTCTTTCTCGATATGCTCGTGCTCGGTAATACCGCACGTCCAGGTTTGTTTCAGAAGCCCATCAGCGGCGGCGAATTCATGCTCTTCCTCTGCTCCATCGGCCTTGACCAGCGTAAATCTCGCAGTCGGGACACATGGCGCATCGACCAAACTAATCTCACTCGGCTGCGCGGTATAGCGTTTGAGCGTCTCCACCTCGGGATCGGACCACTTCTTCAGATAGCGACCACCGATGGAAAAACCAGTGTAGACGCCTTCCAGGCATTTCTTCCACTCGGCCTCATCCACCACTTTGGCCTCGATATCGATGGCCTTTTCATCGTCGTTACAGTTCAGAGCAGAGAGCTTTCCCGCAGCGACCTTGCCGTGCATCGCGCGCAGATTACCGACGCTTTTCCCGTCGGTGACCTTGCTGAACTCCGAAGACCACTCACGAAACAGCGGTGCGCTTGTGGCATAGTCGAAAATCTCACCGCTGCGGTCTGCTATCTCTTCGATAGCCCGACCGATGACCGTGTGATTGGCCTCGTCAACCTTGACCAATCGTGCATAAATGTTCATTGCCTAGCTACCTCCTTGGGTATCAATCACTGGAATCAGGTCGCACTCGCAACCAGGATGAGCCGTAGGCGCCATATCTCCACTTGCGAATGGTTGGTTAAACGGAATCACGCCCTCGGAGGCATTCGCATCGCAAATGTCCACCTTAGGGTGCATATTGGAAAGTAGCCATTCCTTGCCTTTGACGATGCCCGACTCGCGCCATCCGGCCATGTTGCCAGCCATGTCGGCATTCGCCAGCTCGGTTCGTGCGATCATCTGCGCACGTGCGGCACTGAACGCATGCGAATCCATAATGGCCTCGGCCAACTGTGTATTCGAGTAGCCTTGCTGCTCGGCCTTGACAATCAACTGCCTGAGTTGCTCGCGGGTGGTGTCGGTAATCGCCCAGTGCGCATTGGGATTGTCTATCAACTCACCCCCCACCCAACGCTTGCCCACCATTTCAGCAGCGCGTGATCGCGCATAACTCACCGCAGCCGAATCCGACTCAGTGAGAATGGATTCATCGCTCACATTGATCTGCTTGAGCGCCATACCAGCGCCTTCAGTTGCTACAGCCTCAAGGCTCGCTTGTATCTGTGGGATTGCAGCCTCCAATGGCGAGAGGTCAACGCTGTCAGCCAAGGTAGAGGCAACGATGCCAGACTCGCCTTCGGCTTCCAGTTCGCTCAGCTTTTCGCTGATGAAGCGAACGACTCCCTTGGCCGTCTTGGCGAGGGCAACTGCAAGCCCAGCAGCCAACTCGTCACGGTGACGCTTGACAGTCTCGCGCTCACGAGCCAACGGTTTCATTTTGTGCACCTTCTCAAGCTCCGACTGCTTTGCCAGTTTCTGTGCATCGGAAGGCTGCACACTCGCCACTGTCGGAGTCCCGTTGAACGGCACGAATCCCGTCGCTGTCACGATGCCGTTGCCGACGCCAATCGGAGCCAGACCGAGTTCCTCGCGCACCTCGTCGATGCTCTTGACTCCGGAGTCGATGTAAATCTTGTTCATCGCAGCGGCCACTTGCGGATCACTCTCGCGCCTATCTCGGAAGTGGAACTCCAACCCCGGCTCGCCGAGCTTTTCGTGGATGACGGTATTCCAGAAGTCCGTTATCCACTTGAGGATCGGCGTGAGGCCCTGATCCTCTGCCATCGATGTTTGCTCTTGATCGTTCGCCCGCGAGTGCTGCTTGATAAATGGCGTCGCCGGGAGCGAGAAAGCAAACATGACCACGCGCGCAATCCACTCATCGAAATCGTCTTTCAGCGCCTGCTCCTTCAGGTTCTGAACCTTCGATCCGCTCGGCACGAACATGCCACGCTGGCGGTTGGCTGTATCTCCAGAGAGCAGTTCCTGCCACCACACACGGAACTCTTTCATCTGCTTGATCGTCCAGTTTGCAGGCACTTCAACCAGCAAATCCGGGGCGCTCCCGACAGTGTAATACTGGAGCTTGTGCATCTGGCGTCGCAGCGCGATCTCGACCATCATGATGATCTGCTCGACTGGACTGTAGCCATAGATACGATTGGAGCGCGGATTGCGCGGCATGTAATACAGTTCATCAGCAGTGAAGTCCACAGCCGGCACACCGTGGAACACTTGCTGATAGGCCGGACTCGGCGGTAACGGCGCACGCCCGGACTCATCGATTAACGGGTGGATCGTCGAGCCATCGAACACTTCGAGCGAATGTAGACCGCCATCCATTCTCGGACGGGCATACACTGCAGCCGCATCAATAACAAGCAAATCCTCGATCAGCATCCGCATCCAGCTATCCCACAACTGACGCCCATCCGGGCGCTCGATGAAAGCAAGGATTTTGCCTATTCTCGGATCATCCTCGGCAATACCTGATCCTTCTGCCGGTATGACCTCCCACGGGTGAGCGCTGACCTGGTCTTTGCGCGTTTCTATCGCCAGGCGCACCAGATCGCAGTATTCGGCTACATTGCGCAGGCGCTGGAAGGTAACCCCGCCGTGACGCCGAGGCTCGATGTCCAGGTTGATGCCGGGCTGATAGTCCCACGCGCGGCCTTTGGCCTGCTCGACCTGCGGCTGTACCGGCTCGCCGGGACTCATCCATGTACCAGGTGTCACCCCACGGATGGCGTAATTCATCCCTTGTGCCACTCGCTGCACGAATCCTGCCGACAGTTCAGTCTTGATCGCCACTATGCAGCCACCTGCTTCGTCGCATCCCGATACTCGCGACGGTAATATTCGAAAATGTTCCCAGGCGCTACGCCCTGTCTTTTCCGCACTGCAAGCGCCAGCGCGCACACACAATCATCATGCATCCCTTGCGGCGCGGAATACTTCATCCCGGTGCGCGTATATTCGTAGGTGAAATCTTCCAGCTCCGACCGGATCGGCCCATCGACAATACCCACATCGCCTTTCTGGATCGCGACCGCCAAGCCTTCCATGAGCTGCTGCTTTGACTGCGCAGTGAATTTGAATCCCTCGACGTTGGGAATCGTGCGCTGAAGCCCATCGACGACAGGATCGCCCACGCCGGTTGAGTCGATCAGCGCCGGCGTATCGCCTATAGCACGCACTAGCTGGCCTTCCGTTTCCGGCCACGGGCATTGATAGCGCTCGAAGTGAGAGACCATTCCGGCCTCATCGAGACCGATATCTACAGTCCAATCCTGGCTTTTCGCCAGATCAACACCATGCACAACAGTCGGCTCGATACTCATCATCGGACGCGTGACCTGGTCAATAGCCTCCAGTCCGAACGGGTTGCTGCCGTCATCCGTAGGTTCGGCCAGGTACAGCTCGCGGAATACAGCAGCCGGCAAGATTCGTTTGGCATCGGCCACTTCATCTGCATCCAGTACGCCACCTTTGACAGCATCATGGGCAGTGAGTCGCGAATAGTGCATATCTGGCGCACCACTCTCCGCCTTGCGCGCCAGCGCATAAGCCCAGTTCCGCCGACCTTTCACATTGCCGATGATTCTGAGCGGCCCACGGGTGAAGGTTAGCGTGGAACGCACAGCGTGGAAACTTTCCTCACGCACACGGCTCGCCTCATCAATCACCGCTGCATAGACATCCTCGCCGTAGAGGTTGTCCGGGCGTTCGGCCCCCTTGAACCAGATACGAGAGCCATTGGGAAGCCATTCGAGGAATGACTCGCTGCCATTGGCGCTCCACATTTCGCGCGGCTGAAGCATGTTCTGCGCACGGCGGAAAGCAATCTGCGCAACCGGGAAGGTCGGAGCAACCCACCAATAGTTGCGCCTAGACCCTGGCTGAGTGATCGCCTGCTCAATCAGCCAGAACAGACACCCCACAGTATTATGCGTGACTATCATGTGATCGGTCAGGTACAAATTTCTGTCACCGGAAACCTGGATGCATTGCGCCTCTTCCCTACGAACGAACTCAATACTCCTGAACTTTCTAACCACTCGTTTACATTTCTTTTTTGCTCGATCATGCTTGCGAGGTAGTGCAAACAGAGAAGGTGCATCAGGATGAACTATAGCTAGTTTGTGGCAATCCCTCCCGCCACGAATATTGGCGCAGCTGTAGAGAGCATATCCTCCCAATCCCTCAATTATTTCACGAACATCCATCGCCAGCCTCCAAGATGATTGATCAAAATGAGGTTGGCCACGGCCATCTACCCACCCATCTGTATCAAAGAGTCCTCGCACGATTTCCATTCTCACGGCAATAGAATTAAATTTATAAACATCTGGAATGAATTTTTCATGACTACCAACGCAAAGGCCTAAATCCTTCAAGCAAACACGCAATCTATCCGGCATTTGTTGCCATTGCTTGTCAAGGCGGATATCCCAATCATATTGTTGGTTGTATACCAGTCTATGATTGCATGGGAGTGCAGCGCGGACTCGATCAAGAATATAATCATCAGCACTGGAAATACTCAGGTGATCCTTTAAGCATCCATCGCCTATCAAAGCACCCAACAAGTAGGGGTCTACAGGAATTTCTTGACAGTCATAATCGACCGGGGCCGCTGTAGGGATATTGGTGCGCCTGAGTTTGAATTCGGGCATCTCCATTATTTCAGACAGTGGAGCGGCCCGAGGCCATGACTTATGGGTTCTATTCCTGAATTTAGCCTTGGCTGGATTGCTAATATGATGAGAGTGTATTTCCCATAAATGATCTAGAGTACATTCGGTCGAAGTTCCATCACTGAAATCCACGCGGTATATATCCTGCACGCCTTGAGGGTAAATTCCCTCTACCCGAGTGCGACCGCCGTTCGAATCCAATAGCACATCTCCCACCTTTACATTGCCCATGAGAATTGGCCCAGCAGGTGTGTACACTTTTGCGCTTAGAGGCTGTGCCTTGCCGCTCTTGGTGGATGCCTCAACTACGCCATAGCGCTCGGGACAGAATATAGCCTCACGCTGGGCGGGATAGAGGAACGGCCGCTCGTATTGAATGGGCTTATTCATGCTTGAGCGGCCCGGAATCCGTCACGATCCTTACCGGCGGCGGATTGTCCGCGTCGAATCCGTGCATGACTGAAGACTTACTGACATCAGTTTGTCCGAGCACTTGCTTGCCGAGCCAGATAAGCATCGCAGGGTTTCCTGACTGTGCCACCTTCCACTGCATTTTCCGCAGAGACGGCTTTGCGGTCGCATCGTGCCTTTGTTCGACATAGGCCGCAAAAGTTGTACCGAATTCCTCTTTACATCGCCTATCAAGGGTGTCCCTGCTGATAGGCTCATCCGCCATTGCGAGAAAAGCGATAATTTCATGTGCTGGCGTATGCATGGCGCAGAGCGCGTTGATGCTGCCCCACGGGATTTCCGCGCGAGGTCTTCCGCCGTTGCCTTTTGCTGGCCCTCGCTTCTTGCCCGGCGTCTTAGCTGAATCACGCTTCTGTTGCTTTTTTTCAACAGTTGCAGTGACGCGGGGTTTTGGCATTCTGCGGCTCTGGTGCGATATCCCGAGAGTAAGTGTAGCCCAAATGTTGTGGGAAAGCAACAGTTCCTACCAGAAGCCTACAGCAAGAATAGTGCCAAAACAACCCAAAATGACGGGTTTGTCATAAAAAATAATTGAAATAAATTCTCACAATGTCGAAAAACACGCTATACTAATAGTGACAGTTACGCGAGCCGGACGCATTCCGGCGGCGAATCAGTTGTTGCGAAAGAGCGCAGCGATTGAACAATCAAACTGGAGCGACGTGTTATGGGCGTATTGCAAGATCGTATGACGAAAGTAAGCACCGCACGGCAACGAGTGCTAGATCATTGCATGTGCTGGGATTTAATTGAAGACCGCTACTATTACATGGTTATTCTCCCCCCCGGATATTTTCCTGACGGGATCAGGGCGAGCAAGGAAGCCGGGGCGACTAACGCTTTGAACAAAATACATGACGCAATGGAACGGGTGTGGGTCGAAACGGGTGTGGGTCGAAAGGAGATAGAGCCCTGCCGAGGAGGGCTCACTGGTGGGGATTCCACCGTCATAGGAGATAGATCATGAAAATCAGACCATCCGAACGCGGGATTACATATCGCGCTTGGTGCTTCGCCGCTGGCGTCCTCGCCATGTTGCTGTGGGCTTCCATCGTGGAGGGGCTACTGTGACCGGCGCAGAATTGCGGGCGCTCCGTCTGAGCCTCGGACTCACGCAGGCGGAGTTCGGGGCGCAGATCGGCGTCGGCTATCAGACTATCGGGCGGTGGGAGCAATCCGATGTCCTGAACCGAATAGCTGCCTTGGCAGTCGGTGCCGTCCAGCCGAGGGTTCACAAGCGCGAAAAGCCGCGTACTGGGCCGCGAATCAGGAACAAGTAGCCTTAATATCCGACTCTAAACGATTCGTGGAGAAGTTCGGCCTGAAAACGTCATAGACGCCCACGATATCCCTAAGCCCGTAGTACCTGAAAG